CTGCTGCACTAGCACCATTGCCGGCTCCACTACAAGCAAGTATGTATGGTATGTTGACAAGTAATCCATTTAGTGGCAGTGGTGACGCAGAATCAACTGTTGAAAGAATAAGTGATGATATTGATAATTTAAAAAATCCAACATGGGCAAAAAATATACTTAGACTTTTTAAAGAACCATTACCAGTTAGAATTGTTGAAGATAAATTAGGACTTCTTGAATCCAAAAGAGAATCTATGATTGACATCACTCCAACTGTAGAAAGAGTTGAAGAAGATGAAAAAGAAGAAAAAAAGGGGTTTTTTGGTAGATTATTTGATGGATTTAAAAAATTATTTAAATTTGATGGTGGTTTAGGTAAATTTTTAACTGGAATACTAGGTGGTGCAGGTGCTTTAGCACTTGGTGCATTAAAATTTGCTAAAGGTATTGGTCTAGCAGGATTATTAGGTACAATATTATTCAATGATAGAATAATTAAAATATTAACAGATGATTTTACAGCTATGGCTGAAGATATGAATGTATCAGAAACTACCGCAAAAATTTTATACTTTTTGACAGGATCACAAGAAGGTAGTTTACAAAATGCTTTAGAAAATGGTGCCAAATGGTTAGGTGTCGGTGCATTAGTTGGTTGGTCAGTTGGTGGAGCTCCAGGATTAGTAGCTGGTGCGATAATTATGGGTGCTTTAGGTGCATTAAGTGGTGCAATGGGAGCAGATACTTTGGCAGACATAACAAACTTTGTTACAACTATGTGGAATAAAGGATGGAATAAAGCAAGATTGGATTGGGTAGCATCAAATAAGGAAGATGTAAGTAAACAAATAACTGAAACTGAAGGATTATTAGAACAAGCAAAAGCAGACGGTGATGTTGTAAAAGTTTATGAATTGCAAAAACAATTATATAAACTCAATGCGGAATATAGAGCAGCAGAAACTAAAGAATATCAATTAAGAATCGCCGCCGCTGAAGATGAAATGGAAAGAATAAGAGAGTCAATTGAAACCAAAGAAAATCAAATGAGAGCTTTTAAAAATATTTTAGATCCTGAAAATAAGGCAGAACAAAATTTAATGAGAATGGTTACAGAAAGATTTGAAGAACAAGGTATTGATCCTAGTAGTATGAATCTACCTGGTTTAGAAAATCTTAAAACTATGACACAAGATGAATTTAAAACATATGTTAGTGAAATAAGAAAAGAGTTACTGGAAGAATTAGATAAAAAAGATCTTGCTATGAGTAGAGCCGTTATTGATGAAATGCCTAAAGAAACGTATGATAAACTTGATGAGGAAACCGCGGGACTAGAAAAACAATTAGAATTGTTGAGTGATTATGAAAATGAAGCAGGATTTTTTGTAAAATCATATCAAAATGTAATTGCAAGAAGGGGAAAAGACGCACAAAGTGCATTAAGAATGCAAGCACAAATACAATCAGATCCTGAACTTGAGGCTTATATATCTGAAATTACTGGATTAAAAGCAGGAGAAGTAACTGGTGTTAATTTAATGGAATATTTAAAAGACCCAAAAAATGAAAAAATGTTTTTTGAAAAACTACAAGAATTCTTTAGTGAAGATAAAAAACAATATGAAAGTTTATTAAATATTCAAAGAGGTATAATTGAAGAAACAAAAGAAAAACAAGATGAATCTACATCTTCTTACCCAGTTCCAACTAATCCTACAGATACTTTAATTCCTGCAATAGAATTATCTAGTAAATCAGTAGATATGTTGTCAAATGCATTTGCTGCAGGGCCTGGACCAGCTAACGTAATTTCAAATTCTGGAAATACAAGTGTAGTAGAAGGAGATAAGAAAAATATTGAATACAAAACATTTATTCAACAATTCAATACTCCTTCTGACTATCTAGCTTTTAGTGGGTAATTAACCTTCGTCAGCTAACTTCTGGAAGTAAGACAAAGACTCATCATCTTCATCCTCCGCAGTAGTTACTGCAACAGGTTCCTCTTTTTTCATAGGTTGTCCACCCTCAAAAGGCACCTCATTAGGATTTGGAGCACTAAAGGTAGGTTTGGATGACTCTACAGAAATCTTTGGCTCTGAGTCTGAATTAAGAACTCTATCAAGCCTAGACTTGAGATCATCAAAGGATTTGAATTTAGTTTCATCAGTAAATTCACTTAATGGATACTCTTTTCTCCAAAGAGCTTCAAGTTGTTCATCATTACCATCAAACAAAGCAGATGGGCTGTCAAATTCAGATTTATCAAAATTATTAAATCCGTCAACTTTACGAATCTTTAATCTAAAGTTTGCACCTTCCCAAAGATCAAATGGGTTTACAGGTGTTTCATCTTCAAATTGTGGATTCATCAAGTCATTAACTTTATCAAAGATTTTCTTACCATATTTGAAAAGTCTTACTTGACCCTCATTTCCAGGATTAGCCGGATCTTTGATAATTAAAACATTTGACATATAAACCAAACGCCTCTTTTGTTTGCGAGCAATCTCCTTGTTCGCTTCAATACCAGAATTCCAGAGTGTAGAATTATATTCACAAACTGGACATTTTTTACCAACAGTAGTTGGACATTCTTCAATGTACCATCCACCAACTCCTTGAAAACCATGATTCCAAGTTTTTGCCCAAGGCAAATCTTCATCAGGTGGAGCAGGTAAAAATCTAATAACAGCATAACCATTACCAGATTTATCAAGATCCGCTTTCCACATTCTTGTGTCTTCAGCAAATCCTTTTGAAGCCTCTGTTTGTTCTTGAAGTTTTTGATTGATTTTGTCAATTGATTTTTGACGGGACTTTTTTAGATCAGAAAATGAACTCATCGTATCTCCTTATATTTAATTGTTTACAAAGTATTTCATCTGATTCACACTATACATAGTATTATACACTATTTATACCCCAATGTCAAGCCGCTCCCTCATTATTTTTTTATATTTTGTTAAATCTTCTATTCTTAAAAATGGTTCATATTTTGACATCAATAGATAAATGTCTGGCCATATAACTCTATCTAAAATTCTTTTATTCCAATTATGAGTAAATTGTAATATTTGGTTCATTATAATAACAGACTCAAGATTAACATGCTTACCTAATATTTGTTCAAGTAAAACTGGATGTTGACCTTCTTCAACTGTAAAGATTCTATCAAATCCTAATTGTAATCCTAATCCTTTTTTATTAAAGTTATCAATTAAATCGTGTAATGTGTCTACATCTTCTTTGAATTGATATGTTAATGATTCAATTCTTTTCTTCCAATCATTGAATGTTCTTTTTGCTTGATCTCCATACATTTCACCAACCCACATTCTGGAATTGTATACAAAATTAGCAACAAGAAATCCTTCAATTTCTTCATGTTTTTTTAGATCTTTTGCTAGACTTTCAAAGTAGAAAACATCATTTCTATTTTGATATGTGGTGTATCTTGCGGAGACACCTCTGTTCTTAAAAGAATAATTGAAGTAATTATATCTATCAGAGTTGAAGTGTCTCTTTAAAGCAAGATAAGTTTTATATACGTCAAAACCTCTCAGCATAATTATTTTTTGCTAAAGTCAATCGCCTATCATTTTTATAATAAGACTTTTTACTTTTCTTTTTAGTCTTTTGTTTTGGAGAATAATCACCAGGTACATCATCTACAGGTTTTTTAGAGAATGGATTGACGTGTGATATGGGAATATCAGCACCTAGATTTAACTTTTTGCCCCACTTTCTTTCATGATTTTCAAGCATTTCATACGTAATAGAGATACCTATGACCACCTCCTTTCCGCGTTAGTTAAATACTTCCGCAGAGAAAAACTTTAAAGAAAGTCTCTCTACAGAAGTATTTATATTATATTAACATGGAATACTTTATTTGTCAATAGTAATTTGGCCAAAAAAGTAAAAATCCAATGAATGTTAATACTACTGATGAAGTGTAAAGTTCTTTTTTAATACTATTCATGCGAACCTCACATGCCCGTTCATGAGTTTTCTTTCTCTTTGTTCAAGATCATAATGATCTCTAGCTTGTGAAAGATATTCCTCAATTGATTTGTTTGTTATATTTCCCATCGTGAATGATGAAAAATTCAAAGCATCAATAAGTCTTTTAAAAAGACTAGGTTTTAATTTTTCTTTTGCGTTTTTGTATTCATGGAACGCTTGTTCAGCGTCAGACAGGTTTCTATACTCAGCTCTTAGCCAAGGTTCAAGGGATGCATCATAATCTTTTACTTCGTTATAAAATATACGTTTACCATAGGAGTGCGGGTCTGTCACTCAGTTCCTTTCTTTTTTTAGAGATTTAAGAGGCGACAACCCCCATCCGTGCCACCTCTATTTTATTTTCACTGTATATATATTGTTCAGTATTTACGTCAACTTTTAATCAGTAGTGATTAAAATTTAGACACAAACTTTGCAATATGTTGAGCGAAAGGTAGGAATAAAACTGCCATAAAAAGATTCACACCAGTATGAACCATTGCAATATGTTTGGTAATCCCTGTTGGCATTCCATCTGAAACAAGAAGTCCTGCTAACCAAATAGTGCCTGTGGTGCCTATATTAGCACCAAGAACAGCACCGATAGCCGCAGGAAGTGGAAGAGCACCACCAGCAACCAAACCAATAATTGCGGTAGTTGATAAAGAACTAGATTGCCATAAAAGAGTCATGACAATACCACCAACAAACATATAAATTGGATTACCCAAAAACCATTGAAGATGGTCTATGTTCCCCATAGCTTTCATTCCACCAGAGAACATTTTAAGACCAATATAAAATACCACCAGGCCAAGTAAGGCCTGAATAACAGGATTATTTAATTCCATCTTCTGTACCTTCTTGATAAGTTTTGCTTTTTTACTTACTTTCATACCACTATATATGAAAATTAATATTAGAAAACAATTAGAAGAATAATAATTTTATATTGGAAGTTTTGAAGTCTTTGGAAAGAAGTTCAATTTCTCTGCATCATTTCTCAAGTTCTCTTTATTTTCAGCACTGATTAAACCTTTTATTGTTTCAGGTTCTAATCCCTTTTCTTCACAATAAAATAATATAGCATCCAAATAATTCATATTAGATGTAGTAACTAAAGATGCAATTTTTTCATTAAATTCAAGTCTATCATTCACATTAAGCATAGTTTTCTTTTTCTTTGAAGGGTTACTCATTCAAGATTTCAGTTTAGATTATATTTTAACAATTAGGTTGTTAAATGTCAAGTATTATTTTGTTTATTTTTATAGTCACTGATTGCTGCTTTTATTGCGTCCTCTGCTAAAACAGAACAGTGTATTTTGACAGGTGGTAAAGATAATTCTTCAACTATTTCTGTATTAGAAAGTTCCATTGCTTCATCTATAGATTTATCTTTGACCCACTCGGTCGCGAGAGAGCTTGCTGCTATAGCACTCCCGCAACCAAATGTTTTAAATTTGGCATCAACTATTTTATCATCCTCAACTTGAATTTGTAACTTCATTACATCACCACATTCAGGCGCTCCCACAAGACCAGTACCAATGTTATTATCAGAGGAATTAAAACTACCCACATTCCTTGGTTTTTCATAGTGATCTATTACCTTATCTGAATATGCCATTAAAAGTTATCTTTCTCCTTGTCGTTACTTGCTTCAGTTTCTTTGTGTTCAGGATCATCCTTATCCTTGAACCAATAATCTGTTGCTTTTGCTAATACAGCAACATAGGCTCCAACCATGATATTGACCAAATCCCTTGACGCTTGTGGTAACTCAGCATAAAATAGTAACCATACAAGAAATAAAAAAGTTAATACAATAATTAATGAAAGGCAAAATCTTGCCATCCAATTCATTTTTTTACGTTTTTCAACATTAGCATTCTGTAGTGCACCCATTGGATCATTCTCCCATAATTTTTCTTGTTCAAACTCCAACATTTCTTCAGGAGTGTTTATTATACCATCATCGTTTTTATTTTTAGCTGCCATTACTATTACCTTTCGTCGTCAATATAATCCTGTATATCTTCTTCAGCTAAAACACGACGATTATTCATATGTTCACCTCTTACATCATCTTTATTTTGACCCCAATAACCAACAGCATGTGCGTTTTCACACATCCATTTATTAACATTTGTCCATCCATAGTATTCGTGATCTTCTTCACCACAATGAACCCAAACTTCACCTAAAATTCTTCCAAACTTACCTCTTGAATCTGCTTCTGGACATCTAATTTCAATATCAACATCATCTCTATCAGATTCTACTGCCCAATGTACCCATTTTTTTAAAGCTTTTTTGCTTAACAAACCATATACTTTTTCTACTTTATCACTAGTTCTAGATTCTGGCGTGTCAATACCCAAAAGTCTCACACGACTGCAGTACATAACATCAAATCCCAAATCAAATATAGCATCAAGTGTATCTCCATCAACAACTTTTTTAACTGCCGTAACACGGTAGACGAATGGGCAATCTGTTTCCTTATAGATTGCCATATTTCCTTTCAGTTTAAATTAGTACTTAGTCACATCCACATGGATTAGATTCAGTACAATTACATGGATCGCAAGTACAGTTTGCGCATTTACATTCTGGATTATTGCAGGATGCAGTTTCTTCCATAGGTTTCTCCTATTTATACAGTTACTTAGTTACCACTAGTAAATCTGGAATCATTTTTCCATACTTCATCTGGAAATTCCCAAGCAACTATACTATATCTGACTCCAGAAGTGATTGTTTTTACTCTGTGATTTAAATACGAATTATAAGATACACAATCACCAACACCTAAATTTAAATCATCATTGTCTTCAAATTCTAATTCACCACCTGTAAAATCATCATTCAATAATATAATATGTGATTTTATTTTTTGTCCATCATTATGCCATTTAAAAAATTGACCTTGAGTATATTCAGAAAATTGAAAAAATGCAAGATGAGATATTCCTTCCATCTCACTGAGATCACTTATTTTAAATAATTTTTCTTTTAAAACAACATCATAATATGGTGCTCTTGAAGCGTTTCTTATATTAACATCTAATTTACCTGATGTTAAAAGAGCAGTATTCAATTTGTCTTTTGTTTTTAAAATTATTTCAAAACAATGATCTTCATCTAGAAATTTTCTTCTTATTTCAATCATAATAAAATCCAGAGTATTGGACGTTTCTGTTTCAAGGTACGCCCAAACCCATCAACTTATGCGGCCATGGCCATAGAAGCTGAAGTATAATCGTTATTATTTGCGATTAAGTTTAATGCACATTCACGGTAGTCGCTCACCGGATACCTAATATCCAACTTCACAATCAATCGAGTACCTTTACATCCCCATCAAGAAACAAGAATAATTTCTAAGATGTAATAAAAACCAATTATAATTCCAAGAATCAACACCCACAACATGATAACTCCCATGTCATCCATTCGTGCTCCTTGGTGGAGATGGCCGGAATCGAACCGGCGTCTTAATTGCTATCTGAATACATCAGACAGTATCATAACTATTTATAACCTCTCTCAATCTAGGTATATGCTCATCTGGATTAGCAAAAAATACTTGAGGGTCATTATCACTAACAGCAATTACAATTACAACTTGTGATATTTTAATTCCTGTTCTTTCTTCATACATTTTAGCATAAGCAGTTCCTTGTAATTTATAACTTTCTACCCATTCCTCTCTCTTTGGTTTTGATGATGTTTTCCAATCCAATATAGAAAGTTCACCATCATATTCTGCTATACAATCACAACGTCCTGCTACTCCCAAATCTTTTGACCAGAGAGCAACTTCTATACCATAGATATTATCTATATGAATATCTAAAATAGATTGAACTGATTTAAACAATTCAATACTATCTGGCATGTGACCACTTAAATAATCTTGCTTATTTTGGAGATAGTCTTCGATAATCGAATGCGTTTTTGTTCCCCTTCTTGAAGCTTGTGTAGAGATTCTATTTGCTTCTTCCGCTCCAACCCTGTTTCTCCACTCCTGTATAGAAGCTTTGGACAAAGATGAAAGAACTGTAGTGATGCTCGGGAAATTTCCATCTGGTGTTTCGTATAATCTTTTTCCTGATATATTTTTCTGTTTAACGTCACCTATTATTTCAAGAGACTCATGTACAAAATTCATCAGAAAGTATTAATATTTCCGAGCTTAGTGCTTCGGTGTTTTCTCTTAATTTCTTTTAAATGCTCTCTAAATGTAGCATCTGGTTTTCTTAAACCCATTCTAATTGGATCACCTATACCTGGAAAAGTTGGTTTCAGTCTTATTAAACCCTCTCCACATTGACCGCAAATTTTTCCAACTGGTATTTCTCTATCTGCAATTTTGTGAAATTCTTCAAAAAAATTATCACAACTATCACATTCATAATCATAATTCGGCATCAGTTAGACTCCCTTAATATGACATTTAAAGGATATTGATTATCTTTAGATTCCTTTAATGTTTCATACGTTTTTTGTTCTGCTATTTGAAGCGGATAAAAACCAGCTATACCTTCACCAAGGGTATGTACATTCATCATAATTTTTTCTGCTTCTGATTCTGTTTTATGAAATATTGATCTCAGTAAATAAACTACAAACTCCATAGGAGTGTAATCATCATTTTTGAAAACAACAAAATAATTTTTTGGTGGTTTTATTTTTTGTTTTACTTTTTTCTTTTCAGTAACTTCAGTCATAATAACCATTCATTATCAAAAGTTTTAAAAGCCCATTTTCTTTCATGACACCACCAACACTCTTTACAAGATTTAGTAAATCCATCTGTATTGTCATAGTGTCCTATACAACTTACTGTTAATTCAAACAATTCTTTTAAGTCATACATTTTATATATTAACGCAAGATCTTGCTTGTGTATATTGATAAATGGTTTCCATTCCTCATCAAATACATCCATCTTTGGAAGTTCCCATGCTCTATCTTTTTGATCACCTGGCATGACCTCAATAGGTGGATTTCTTGTAGTTCCTCTTGCAATAATATCTACATTTCTTTTTATTGGATCTAAAAAATCTTTTAAAATTTCACTTGTTTTATATTTTACATAACCAACTTGTGGTGTTTTAACTATATTTGGAAATGGAGAAACTTTCATGATCACATCATAAACTGGTTTGATCATTGAAGGTCTATCTATATGACAAAAAATTAATGGATGTATTGTTACGTCCAAATCTTCATCAATTATTTTTTTATACAATAAGTAGAAAAGCAAAGAAGAATCACACCCACCAGACATAGCGAGTCCAATTTTCTTTGCTCCATTAGGTATATCACCTATCAAAAGGTCTTCCATCAAAAAACGATTTCAATGTTGAAAATGGTTTGTAATTATTATTTTCATCTTTATTTGTCACCATCCACTCACCATTTATATATGTGTAAATAAATTCTACACCATTTTCTTCACCATATTCAAGAAGATCAAAATAATCTGAAACATTACTTTTTGATTCATCATAAACTTCAATATCATATTCACTTGGCCACAATGATCTTGTTGCTCCCTTTGAAGTCAGTTTATCAATTTTTTCTTCAGCATCATAATAGTGATAAAGATTATATCCAGTATATTCAATATCACCATTATATTCTGTTGTACAGAAATTAAAACCATTTTCTGTTTCACTAGCAATGATAGTATTCATCATAATATTAACCTTGTCCATAAACGTTATTTAATTGACGATTAACTCTTACAAAAGTAGTACACTTTGGTAAGTCTTTTAGGGATTTTGCACCTGCATAAGTACAAGCACTTCTCAACCCCCCTAAAATTTCTTCTATGGTTTTTTTAACTGGACCTTTATAACGAACATAAACAACTTTTCCTTCACTCGCTCTATAGTCCTTTTTATCACCATAATATTCTTTTTGTGCTTCTTCAGAAGACATTCCATAAAATTTCATAACAGATGGTCCTTCTTCTAAATCTTCAGTATCACCCAAACATTCATCATGACCCGCCAACATACCACCGAGCATCACAAAGTCTGCACCAGCCCCAAAGCTCTTTGCTAAGTCTCCCGCTACGGTGCAACCACCGTCTGTGATAATATGACCGCCTAGCCCGTGTGCCGCATCCGCACACTCTATAGTTGCGCTCAATTGTGGATACCCGACTCCTGTCATTTTTCTTGTTGTGCATACACTTCCTGGTCCTATTCCGATTTTAACAA